CAGAATTTCTCCACCGCTTCCTTGAGATCGCCGATCTCATGGGCGTGATGAATGCGGGCATCGCCAATCTCGCGCGCGAGCGCGGCCAGTTGCGCTTCCAGCATACGCAACTGCTGCTGGTGCTCATGGTGATCCTCAGACGCATCCATGGGCCGCACCAACCGACAGGGTAAGAGCGAGCAGACCGCCCGTCAGCAGGCCGTGCAGGAAATAGGGACCGTAGCGGTTGGCCAGGATGATGAGAGTAGCCATGATTACGTACCCTTGGCGCGGAACAGGACCAGTTCGACCACGGCGCGGATCAAATACTCCGAGAGGGCAATCGCTTCGCGTTGTGCCAGTTCCAGAACCCGCGCCATCTTCTCCGATCCGGAGAGCTCGGTATGGGTCATCAGCATCATGACCAGGCTGGCGATACGATCATAGGCGCCACTGCCGATATAGGCGCGCAGGGCGGAATAGAGCGTGGAGAGGAGGAGGGTTTTAATCACGGAGCACTTCCTGGCATTTGATACCGTAGAGGTAATTTCCTGGACTAATATCCAAATGGCCCTGGCTGATCGGCTTGGCCGTTGGCCGACACTGGATCGGCGCTTGGCAGGCGCACAGACTGCCCGCTAAACCGAGCAACAAGGGTAGGGTCCACCGGCGACGACTGCGCCGGGGTCGTCCCCCAGGCGGCCAGGACCAGTCCCGCCACTTCGGCGATCTTGAGCAGGATGTCGGTAAGCTCATTAGCATCCACTCCCCAGCGCGCCGTAACGCCCGCCAGGACGCTGGCCAGCAGGCCCAGGACCACCTTATGCCGCCACCAGGGCGTCGCGCCCTTGGGGGCCGGGGTGGGCATCTCCGGCGGGGTATTGGCATTGAGCCAGGCTTGATAAGCCTCCGCCGTCTGGGGCCCATAGACGCCATCGGCCTTGACCCCGAGGTTCTGTTGCAGGACCACCGTTTCCGTCTTGGTCATGCCAGCCACTCCATCAGCAGGGCGCCCATTACGCAGATCGCCATGCCCACGACGCTGACGGCAAAACCCAGCATATCGCTGTCGAAATCGTCATTCATCCGGCTGTTCTCCCAAAAATAACGCCCGTTCTTCCGCCCGGCGCCGGACCAGGCCGCGGAGATTCTTGCCGCCGGCCTTGATCCATCGGGGGAATTGATTGGCCGCCCCCGCGTAGTCGCAGAGATTGAGCAAGTCGAGCAAAGTTGACGCGGCCAGCTTGCCCGCCCCCAGGTTGTAGGTGAACGACACCAGGGCGTCGAATTGGCCCTGGCTGAGGGGCACCGTAACCAGGCGCCTCACCGCCGCTTCCGCCTCGGCCACGTCCTCGCGCAAGCGGGCGGTGGCTTGCTCTGGGGTCCACACCATGCCCAGCCGCACGCCTTTGGTTGACCCATAGCCAATGGTCGGCTTACCCGTCGCGTCGCGGTAGGCGCGCAAGCGCAGGCCCTCGAAGGACTGAATCAGGGCGAGGCCGGTAGGGGAAAGCGTCAGCATGGGCCTAGCTTGCCTCGCGCGCGGGAGGGAGAGAATTAACCGCCGTTAATAACATCACAAGGCGAGCTCCGCTTGCCGTTTGCGCCGATGCAAATCAAGCTGGTCCGCCAGGATGCGATAGATATGGATTTCGCTCAGTCCATAGCGTTGCGCCAAGGCTTTCGGGCTATTATCTCCCGTGCTTTTATGGTCGCATTCGCGCCAGATCGTCATATTCCGCTCGGCCCGGCGGAGGCTATCGCCCCGTGGCAAATAGTAGGTAGCCCCGCCGTAGGTTTTGCATAAATGCAGCGTCAAACGACAGCCGAGGCGCTTGGCATCGGCGACGCCCGCTTGTTCAAGCTCACCAATCAGCGTGTCGGCAATATCGGCAATGGTTTGCTCCCATTGTTCCGGTTCAGTCAGCAGGTCATCAGCAGGCGATGGGTCAAGCAGCAAGCTCACGCGGATGGGTCCTCCTCCGGAATATGGTGGCTACACGGCAGGTCATTGCAGTGATAGGTAGGCCGCATGATCGCGTGGTGACGAATCGCGCGATCTTTGCGTTCCAGGTAGCGTCGGCAGGTGTGTCTGCACAAACAGGCGGTGTCCCAACAGCGCGGCTCTTCGTAGGGGAGTGGGTTATTCGCCATCCAGCATCTCCACCTTAACCCCAGCCTCGCGCAGCATGGCCCTCGCGAGCCGCAGAGACGCCCCCCAGCGTGCGGCAAGGTCAGGACTAGGGGTCGGGGACACAACGCGTCTGACGCCCGCCTGGATGAGTGCAGCAGCACACGTTGAGCATGGGGCCATGGGCCAGACATAGACGGTACTGCCACGCAAGGATTCGCCAGCGTGGATAATGAGGTTGATTTCCGCATGAGCCGTGCGCGCCAGCCGGCTTTCCCGATTCATCAAGCGGGATCGCTTGTCCTTAACGCCACGGCTGAAACCGTTGAACCCGGAACTTATCAGCACTTGGCGATCATCAACGGCACAGGCGCCTACTCCGGTACTCGGGTCCTTGGAAAAGGACGCGAAGTGCTTGGCCATTTGCAGCCATCGGCCATCCCATTTCTTGCTCACGGTTCTTTCCTCACCCGCCCATCGGACGCCTTGGCGTGTTCGCGCTCGATCGCCTTGTCCAGGTAGTGCCGGGCCTTTTTCAAGTCCAGTTCCCGCGCCACCCCTGGCTTCTTGCGCAAAACGTACTTGATGACATTCCCGGTGAAAAAGTCGAGACCCCATTCCTCGATAATCGCCCATGGCGAGCAGACCTTGCCCTGATAGTGATCCCCGCCCTCCTGGCGGTCGTTGGCGATGGGAGGATGGTGTATCACCTCTCCACCCAAGGTGCGGCAGGTGAAATTCTCGTGGTCAGTCATCGCATCTCGTCCTCGGGTTGGCTGGTAAGCAGGAGCGGTCCGGGCGCGGGCAGGGCCCGGGCCTGCCCCAGAACCGTGATAAGAGACTCCACAGAGCGCACGACGCCCGCCACCCCCCCATGGGTAGCCACCAGGGCCAGGAACGCGTCCTGGGCCTCGGTAGCGCGTCCTACGGGGCTTTTTACCTCAATGGCCAGGAACCGACCGTCCTTGAGCTGGCCGATGATGTCCGAACAGCCAGGGAAGCCAAACCTGACAAATCTGTCCCGGCCATTGGCGGCGGGGATCTTGATCGCGCCTGTGTTCATCCGCTGCGCCCAGGCCACACGCGGGGAAATGGCCAGATAGCGCAGGATGGCGGCCTGGGTCTGGTGCTCGGTGGGCTGAAGGGTTTTCAGGCGGAAGGCTTTAGGCATGGTCAGCTATCCCGAACAAGTTCGCCTGCCGCTGGCTGGTCAGGCAATGGGGCGAAAACCAGATAGTCTCTCGGGCGGAATTGATCCGGCCCGCGCCTTGACCCTGGGAGCCATAGCCGCCAGTGGCATTCCAGGCAACGGCGGTCCAGGTGTCCGGCATGGCGTGCTCGCCGGCATAGCCGCACAGGGCGATGCGCAAGCGGGAATCATCGCCGTGGGTAATGGCCCACTCACGCACCGCATGAGCGACCTGCTCGTCATCACAGGCGTAAAGATCACTATCCCGCCCGGCGGTGTCGGCATAGGGCGGGTCGAGGAACACGCCGGTAATCCCCGCGTGTCTGACAGTAACGGAATCGCCCATGACCCGTGACCAATCGCCGCAACAGACGCGCACGGCGCGGAGGCGGTCAGCCAGGGCGGTGAAGCTGGCGCGTAAGTGCTGGCGCTGGCGGTTGATGCCCCTCCCCGCATCGCCGAGGTGGGGGAGCTGGCGGTTGATGCCCTGCCCCGCATCGCCGAGGTGGGGGAGCTTGCGGTTGATGCCCTGCCCCGCATCGCCGAGGTGGGGGAGCTGGCGGGTATCCACCAGCCTGCCGTCGCGGGCCTGCCAGGGGCCTTGACCGCTACACCAGCCGGAACCGATCCAGCTACACAGGCCCCACACCCACCAGCCGGCGGTCTGGGCGTCATACCAGGCGGGATCGGCCATCAGGCGCGCGGTCAGGTCCTCCCGGCGGTTGACCAGCCATAAATGGCGGGCGTGCAGGTCGCATTCGTTGACCGGCCAGTCCGCCCAGTCCGCCACCGCCTCCGTGTCGGCTTGTAGGGCGCGCCAGAAGTTGGCCACCATGCCATCAGCGTCGTTGATGGTCTCCGGGCCACGGACGGGCTCCGGCCGCGACAGCAGGACCGCCCCGGAACCGAAAAAGGGTTCTACATAATTATTGACGGCGCCGAAGGCGCACCACACCGGATCAGCGATTTTGGATTTGCCGCCAAAATAGGGGAAAGGTGCTTGCAGCGGGTTAGCCACCCTTGGTCTCCTCCCTGGCGATGCACTTGTCGAGGTAGTGACGGGCCTTGCGCAAGTCCGTGATTCGGTCGGTGCCGGGCTTGCGACGCAGGAGGTACTTCAGGCAGTTGCCCTCCCAGAAATCGAGGCCCCA